GTTGCTGCTATGCACTGCGGCATTGAACTCAGCAGTCTAGCTAACGACTTTCCTGAGCTTAGTCGCTACACTCAAGTAGCACCTAATGTAGGGGATGTTCCTCCAATTAGTCAAGAGCTAGCTGACCAATGTCATCGTAATCTAGAATTAGATGACTATGGTAACATTGCATACGACATTGTAGGTATCAAAGGACACGGTGTTGTGGCAATTGACACTAGCCCGTGGCGTGCGTTTGAACACATTGAACGACTAGAACACATTTGTAAAATTGTATTATCATCAAAAGGATATCAAAAATGACTCAATGGGTAGATCAACTCAAAGAAACCATCCCTGACTATGCCAAGGATACCAAGCTCAACATCGATGCTGTAATCAAGCGCAGTACTTTGCCTGTCGAAGAAGCAGAAGCTGTGGCAGTAGCTGCTGCATTTGCCACAGGCAATACCAAGCTGTGGACTTGGGTTCACGCACAGTTAGCAAATCGCACAGAAGCAGATGCTGCCCTCACAGCAGGCTCTATCATGGCACAAAACAACACATGGTATCCCTATGTCGAAATGGCCAATGATGAGCAGCTCAAAGGCTTGCCAGCACAGTTACGTATGAACGCCATTGCGTCACATGGCGGCACAACCAAGGCTCGTTTTGAAGCCTACAGCCTGGCTGCAAGTATTGTGGGCAAGTGCCATTTTTGTGTAAAGGCACACTACGAGACACTCAAACAAGAGGGTTATAGTGTAGAGCAATTACGAGATATCGGACGTATTGCTGCTGTTATCAATTCGGTAAGCCGAGTTCTTGCAAACTAATCACAGTTATAATACAATGTTAGAGCAGTACAGTAAATAACTGCTCCAACATCAAGGATTACTGTGAGTAACGATCTAGCCAAATTTATTAATTCTCGGCGCAGGCACAAAACTGATGTAGCAATTGCCCGACAAGTCAAAATTGCCCGACAACACGGTTTGGGGTTCAACGATCGACATATCCGAGAACCTCACAGGCATGCCAAACATCATGCCATGGACTGTGGAAACACACATTGTTTCCTGTGTGGCAATCCTCGTAAGACACACAAAGATCGACTTACTGCACAAGAAAAACGACTGTTTCAAAATTTAGAAGCACGTCGAGACAGACATTCAAACGGAACACCAAATGAAGAAACTTGACGAACTCACAGGCCTTACCAGTAGTGCTGCTGTAGATGCAGTGGGCAATAGATATGACCTTGTGTTGATTGCAGCCGCTCGCACAAGAGAACTCCGCGCTGGTCATCAACCCAAACTGTTGAGCCGACACAGTGCCGGGGTCACAGCACTAGGCGAAATTGAACATGGCTTGGTTGGCAGAAGCTATTTGCTCAAAGACGCACCCACAGAGCACAATCAGCGTAGAAAACAAAAGTAATACTTCAGTATACTTGACCCAAATCTCCTGATGTGTTACAATAGCGCATTAGGAGATTTTTTATGCCCTGGATTGAAAACGTTGCTGCTGCTGATATACCTATTAGGTTTCATCACGAAGCTGGTGCCAATGCCATGCTGATCCAGATCATGGATCCTGCAACCAGCTGGTGGCCCACTCCTGCACATGAGTTCAAGGAAACTCATCGTTTTGAGTTCTTGGATGCCGAGGACAAAGACGGCTTTCCCGAAGAAGCCAAAATTTCAGACGCACAAGCTCAAGAAATTGTGCGCCTGCTCAAACATGCACTAGACAACAAAATGAATGTGGTTGTGCATTGCTATGCTGGCATTTGTCGTAGTGGCGCTGTGGTCGAAGTTGGTGTCATGATGGGCTTTCAAGACTGCGAGCGAACTCGCATTCCTAATCTGCGGGTCAAACAAAAGCTCATGCAACAATTGGGCTGGACTTACGACAGCACTGAACAACCTTACAACCACGCCGAAGATTGGCGTAATACAAAAATTGGATGGGAGCGATAATGCCACGTTGTTATCAACTTATTGGTGTACCAGGCGCAGGCAAGAGTACCTGGATCAAAGAACAAATATGGGCCTTGGGTATGTTTGTGGTTAGCACAGACAACTTAGTTGAGGCATATGCTCAACAGCAAGGCCGGACCTATAGTGAAGTGTTTGATGAATACATGCCTACCGCTGTAAAGTTAATGGCTGAACAGGTTGTGTATTGTCGAGAAAACAATTTAGATGTAATCTGGGATCAGACATCAACCACAGTTAAAAGTCGGCAACGCAAGTTCAACATGTTGCCAGATTATGAGCATATTGCTGTGGTATTCAAAACTCCCGATAAGGAAGAATTGGATCGCAGACTAAACAGCCGACCCGGAAAAAATATTCCGTGGAACATAATGCAAGGTATGATTAAACATTTTGAAGAGCCCACACTAGAAGAAGGCTTCGACGAAATTTGGCATGCATAAGGAATAAAAATGAAGACATGGATCACGTCAGATCTCCACTGGGGACACAAGAATATCATGAACTTTTGCCCTGCAACACGGGCACGATTTCGCAACGACGTGGACTACATGAACGAAGCCATGGTCAAAGAATGGAACGACTTGATCGAGCCCGAAGACCTGGTTTACATTCTGGGCGACGTGGCATTTTTGCCTGCCCCCAAGGCAGTGGAATACATGCGTCGACTCAACGGTCGCAAGATCTTAGTGCAGGGCAATCATGACCGCAAGTTGCTGCAAGATGCAGACTTCCGGGCCTGCTTTGAAGAAATCCATCACTACTTGGACGTCAACTACAATGGCACCAAGTGTGTGATGTTGCACTACCCCATTGCTGAGTGGGATCAAATGCATCGTGGTGCAGTCCACTTTCACGGACACCTACACGGTGGCGAAAGTGGACTTGAGCAATATCGTGCTCGTGACATGGGCATAGACGCCACTGGTCAGATTGCCGTGCTGATGGAAAATGCAATACGTGACGCCATGCGGGGCAAGATCAAAGGGCATCACTAAATATCTGCATGTTCGACAGACTTGCAAAACTGTTTAAAGAGCCCGAACAGGGCACAGTTAAGATGAGTTTCATAGCCTTGAATGAAAACGACGAGCCCTATGAAGACATTGCCACTGTGCCCTACCACGATGAGTTTGACCCAAAAATTGTAGAGTCCAAATTCAGGAAATTCATGCTGTTGCGCCGGCACCTGGTGCTGGAAATCACTGTTTTAGAAGTAGTCAAAACTAGTACTTGAGTTTGCAGTATTGATAAACTTTAGTACACATTTTCACCCCACTGAACGTTTTACAGCAATTCTTTCTCTGTAAACGCACACAAGCCCACAAGAATCCGGTTTGCTGTTTTAGTTGACCCAAAATGCCTGATTTGCTATAATATACACATAGACAGCAAAAAGGAGCCCCTAAATGAACGAACGAATTCAAGCATTGTTAGCCAAGTTCAAAGAAACCGAATCCACTCACCGCGGTGCTCACGTGTTGATTGGTATCGACGAGATTGAAAAGTTCGCCAAGTTGATTGTTCAAGAATGTGCCCAAGTAGCAAGTGACTATGACGGTGCTCATTATGTTGGAACTGCGATTGAAAAACATTTCGGAGTTGAATAAGGAGTGAGCCATGGAAGGATTTACAATGCAACTTGACGGAATAGACGTGGTCCACAAGGCACAGGTCTATGCCATGGCTGCTCACGCCGCAGTTGGACAGAAGCGCAAGTACACCAACGAGCCCTACATCGTCCACCCTGCTGAAGTTGCAAAGATCGTAGCCGGCGTTCCAGGTGCTACACCCGACATGGTTGCGGCTGCTTGGTTGCATGATGTTGTGGAAGACACTGGTTGCACATTTACCGATGTGCATATGGCTTTTGGTGCTGACATCGCTACCTTGGTTGGATGGTTGACTGATGTGTCAAAGCCCGAAGATGGCAACCGTGCTGTTCGCAAGGCAATGGATCGTGCTCACAGTGCTGAAGCACCTGCCGAAGCACAGACAATCAAGTTGGCAGATTTGATCTCCAACAGTCGCAGTATCGTGCAACATGACCCTGCTTTCGCCAAGACCTACTTGGAGGAAAAGA